ATTAACTGATCCTAATTGACTTTGAGTGTCAAAATCTACGCTTAAACCGCATAAAACAGTCGGTACGCCACCCGTAGTTTGTAAGATAGGGCGTACTAAGGTAAATCGTTTAAGTTGTCCAGGGGAGTCAAAATAGGAATAAGCCTGTTGAGCCGTAGCGGTAATATTGCCCCCGTTATCAGCGTTAGAATCCCAAAATTTACCCACAAATCCATCGCTACCAAAATACATACCTGTAGTACCGCTTACTTCAAAACAATAAGCTTGTATGTTTATGAACCTTGCCCATGATTTAGTAATGGTGTGCATTACATATTGTTCTGTGCCAGCCGTTATTGGAATGTTTAAAATTAACATATTCTGGGAAGCAAAATAGTTAATCTGCCAGCCAAAATTATCAGAATAATCTGTTGCAGCTTGGCTTACAGCAAAGTAAATCTTATCGGTAAGGTTCACCCTAGGATCAAGGCGGCTTGATTGCAAAGCAGAAGCAAGGGGAACTAAACCATCTTGGGTTAACAGCAATAGATCGCCAGCATATTTAAAAAAGCATCTACGGTTAAAAACTTGGCCTAATTGCCATACGCCTTTTAAAGCCCATGTAGCTGCATCTGTAGGGTCTGTGCCGTTATAAACAATAATCTCGCCCATGTTGGTAACAAAAACAGCGTAATCATCTGCACCTTGACCAGCATCTAAAGTCCATGTTCCCATAGCTTGTAAAAAACCGCCATTACGGGCAATACCACCAAAATCAAGGGCCGCAGCAGCGCCAGTTATAGCATTTACACCCAAATACCAGCATTTAAGGGTATCTTTTTGAGTAAAATAAAGTCGATTTTTGAATAAATTTACGCTAATAAAAGTTGATGAATCTACGCCAGTAATGCCCGAAACTACATAACTTCCAACAACTGTAGCGTTATTTGCTGGAGTTGTTGCCATTGTGTAGTTAAAACTTGATGCTCCTATTACAGTAATAACATAACTACCGTTAAAGCCACTAGGCGTAGCACCTGAAATAGTGACATAGTTACCTGTTACTAAACCATGCGGGGCAGCCGTAGTTAAAGTGGCTAAAGTACCTGTACGCACAATTGAGCTAATTGTCTGGGCGGTAGAAGTTGTAGCTACTTTGAACCAAACCGTACCGTTATAGATTAATGTGGGGTCTGTTCCATTACAGGCTACTAAAAAGTTACCAGCCGCATTAGAAAAGTTAATATGTTGAAGTTTTGCACTTGTAATTCCTGTAAATGCTTCTGTAGCCGTTGAAGTATTGCAGTTATATATCTTTGTATTAGCCGCAGCAAATAAAGTTTGGGAAGTTTTGCCAGCATAGTTCATTAAACTATCTACTTCACCAGTAATACCTACTGAATATTTGGTATAACCGCTTCTAAGGGTTACATCTGTAGGAGTAGGAAAAAAATTAACTAATTGAACCGCATCCGTTGGGGCCATTTGCGCCAAAGAATCTCTAGCGTTCCAACCCCCAATTGGGGAAGGAATAGAAGCAGTTTTAGCAGTAAATTTCTGTGGAACAGCCATTACGAACCATACCCAGTATCAGGAATATTAGCGTAGCCAATCAATACCTTGCTTGGATATGGAGCAAAAGACAAGGTTGCAGAGCCTTTATCGTTGGCTTTAACAATACTGAGATAACGCTGATAATCTTGTTGCAACGCAGTAGTATCAAAAGATTTAACTTGAAAATACTTGAGCTTTGTATACAAGACCATAATTCGGTCATCAAAAAAGGTCGTATCAGTATCAGCAGTAAAACTGTTTTTTACTACATTTGTAGCAGATAAAGCCCAACCTTTAGAACGATACTCAAAACCGAGATATTCGGTTGTGGTCATTGGAGGCCAAATTTGAAATTGACCGCCTAGAATACGCCAACGAACCCTAGGGCCAGTTGAGATATAACCAGACTTTAGCCATTGCCATTGCTGTGCATCTTCAGGGCCTAACATTTCCCAATGCTTAGTTTTATCCCATTGAGTGCGATCTGTAATGGTTTCAAAGTCAGCAGGAAGGTTATAAATAGTCTGGCTAAAGTTAACCGTACCGCCAGAAGTCGTTGTAGAAGCCGTTTGGCTCATTGTGACTTGAGTTGCTGAATCTACTGTAGTTACATAGGTATCTTGGTTAACTGCCGTACCTGTAATTGAGTATTGAGTTGTTAAACCAGTAGTTGAGGGTATACCCGTAATAACATACGAATTAGCCGTTGTATTGCCTGTTGTAGCAACATATTGAGTATAAAAACGATACTCCTTCTCGAGCGCTTGCCAATCATATTCTTTGGTTAATTCATACCCAGCAGCGTTCATCAAGGCTAAGACTTGTTGAACATCCTGAGATGTATTACCAATTACATAGGTAGGAACAGATAGATTTAGCTCGCCAGTTACCTGTTGCACGAGTTGAAGCATCGTTGATGACATTTAGATTTCCTTTGCGACTCTTGGCTTACGGGGTTTTTTATCCGCAACTGCCGCAAGTATATTAGCCATTTGCTCTTGCATTTCGGCTAGTTTCGCATCAGTTTCAGCCTTGATTTTAGCATTTTCTTCCTTTAATTGGGCAAGTTCAGCATTTCTTTGATCAATTTCTGCTGAATCGGCTGCTAAATTAAGGAAAGCTTTGGCTTTATCCCTGAAATTATGGGGACTCATACCTGCAATCATGCCAATCCGTTGTAACTGTTGATCTGACGAATTAGCTACAGATTCTACGGTATGAAACTTGAGTCCTTTAAGTTCTTCGGATTGTGACAGGCTTACTAGAGGCCATTCACTTATTGGTGTACCTACAAAGTTTTGATCTGTACCGACCTTATTCATGTAGTTAGCCCATGCTTGGGGAAATCGTGCTTTATGCCCTTCGTTTACATAAGTGTCAATTTCTGTAAGATTATCTCCAGGTACTAAAATCCTAATAAAATCGAACTCTTTAAAGATTGGTCTACCTTGTGCAGCAGATTCATCTTGTATTTCAACTGCCCGTTTGTAAAATTTAACTGCTAAACGGGAATCTGGGTTTGAAACATCGCTTTCTAAAGCCATAGTAATACTCCTAAGTAGTTAGGGTTAAAAAGAAAAAAGGGCTACCCTTTTGAGATAGCCCCTCGTTTACAACATCTTCAATTTTTAGACTGAAGCCTTGCTGAACCAAGCATAATCACCTGAAGCCATAGCCGTAGCTGGACTTAAATAAGTACCAGCAGAAGGTGTAGCTACAAATGTTGATGCGTTAATTGAACAAGTGGTGGTCGATGCAGTAATAGCAGCGCCAGCTTGTGCAAAAACATAACGAAAACCATCAGAACCAAATACTTCAGCACCAACTGGGCCAATAGTAGGGATTGATGTGCCAGCCGAGTTAAGATTGGTATTAGCCAAGTTAACTAAGTCGATACCAGCCAAAGGGGTAATTGTAAATGCCATGATATATTCCTTTCTTATCTATGGATTAGTTAGTCAAAATGCCTTGGAGGAAACGATTGCTTGTGCAAAGATTTCCAGCCCAGCCATAAAGTTTAACGATTGCATCTTGGTTAATTGACTGACGCTCGCCACCGATAGGAACGAAATTACGCTCTTTGTGTGGGCGGAAGAAGATGTAGTTAGTGTTCAAAAAGAACATTGTGTTAGCTGTAGCTTGTGAGCCATAACCACCACCTAATACGACATCAGCAGATGTACCGCCACCGTAGAACTTCAGGCTTGCAAAACCACTTGCGCCAGCTTCTTCAGAAGTAATACGCTGAATAGCTTGGAGAGCTTGAACATACAACGAGTAGAAGTTATTGTCAGCAACGATCAAGTCAGCTTTGTCAGTACCACGAACTAATTGAATAGCAGTCGAGGTCATCTTAGCTTGAATGTTAGCAGCCGTCAGAGTCGTACCAGTTGTAGCTACGTTACGCCAGAAAGTCCAGTTAGCAGCGTTAATACCACCATAAGTACCAGTAGTAGGAGTGCTTGAAACAGCAGCAGCCAAACCAGTAATGTTCTTACCGCCATTGCCTGTACCGTCAAGGTATAAGTCACCAGAAATACGGTTTAATAGACGAGCTTCAGAAACTTGCATACGACCATCTAACAGGTCGATGATTGCTTCTTTAGAGCTATTCTGTAACATTTCTAAGCCAGACATCGTTACTGAGTCAGCATATTGGGTAATGCTGTACTGAGCAGCCGAAATTGGGCTATCAGGAGAAATGTTCAATACTTCATATCCGCTATACGAGTTAGCGTTATTGGTATTTGGATCGTTATACATAATTTCTTGGAGGATTACATTACCACCAGAGAAAGGTTTGATATTGCCTTTTTGTTGCAGGCGCTGAAGAATTGCATTGTTTTGTGTTAAGTTATCAGCCAATTCACCGCTACGGCTTTGGATCGTAGTAGCGATAATATCGGTGATAGACGAATTAGCGAAAGCCATGATAAGTCCTTTATTAAATTAGTTAAACCCGACCCCCAATACTTGAATTAATTTGTTCTTCAAGTAAAGAGCGCCTATCCTTTTTATCTCCTGAGTTCGCCACTCCGTTAGGTGTAACAGATCGTGGACTAACCGCAGCAGCCTTAGCTTTAGCTACTTGTTGTGCCTTGGATGCCTGTTTTTGCGCTTGAGAAAGGAGTCTTTCTTGCTCAACCGACCAAACTTCATCGTTCATACGCACAGCTTTTGCATAAGCCGTTTCAAGGTCTTGGGCTAAACCAGACTCAAGTAGTTGAGCCATATTTTCCCGAACCGCCTCAAAATGTGGAAACTTCTCCACATTACTACTAACCTTTTGAATCTCATTCATAAGTTGAGATTGTTGTTCTTGTTCTCTCCAGCCTTTAACGCTTTGAACTTCATTCTGTAGTGACTGAAGTTGCTGCATCAATTGTTGATTATAAGGATCAACGGGTTGTTGAGTTACACCGTTTAATTGTATTCCATAATCTCTTGCAAGTCTTTGAAATAATACTAATTTTTCGTTATACGGTGCGTTTGTGAGAACCATATGCGCCCGACCTAGGTTATTAATCCATGTAGACGGGTTAATTCCTTGCTTTTGTAATTCAGGTACAAATGGCGAAATAGCATCATTAAGCTCTTTAGCGCTGTCAGCTTCAGCCTTATAAGCGCTTACGCCTTTCTTGTATTCTGACTCTCTTTGGTTTGAATATTCGGCTAATTTGATAGCTTCATCATTGGTTAATTGCTGTCCCGTTGTGAGCTTATCCCAAATTGGCAGATACTCTTTTTTCCATGTTGAGGGTCTTGGTAATACTTTAATCGGTTTCTCATCCTCAACCTGGTGTTCAGATTCCGTAGATTCTTGGACATCGTCTTGATTGTCCTCATCGCTAGCTTCCGCTTTAGCGGATTCTTCGGCAATAGTGTCCTCAACCACTTCGATATTCTTTTCTTCTGGGACATTTAATTCTCCTGATTCTGATGCTTCAATTGCCGACTCAAGGGCTTCTCTAATATCTGCCATGTAATTCTCCTAGTTATAACTCAGTTTTTGGTAAGCAATTTCAGCAATCTGTCGCTTTCGTTCTTCTTGGGCTTTTTTGCTGATTTCAAGGGGTTTATTAGCCGTAGGTACATCGTTACCCAGTTCAATCATTCCATGCTGTTTTAAATGACTTCTGTGGTGACTTCTACTGCTAATCCATGATCCATCGATCTGCGATATATACCCCGATATATCTCCCATAACCATATGAGTTAACTGTTTAGGCTGATTTTGCTTCTCTAGCCATGAGTTTTTAGCTTCTTCCAAACCAAGTGTAGGAGTCCATATTTCCATGAAATATTCTTCATCGGACAGTTGTTTTACATGGTTACTTTCGCTCCAACCGCATTTAGGGCAAATCATTACATTCTCCTTATAAGATCAGGTATCTGATCGTAGTCATCTTCGGCAACCGTAACGATTGAGTCATACCAACGACCATGTTTCCACCGCCAGCAGGTAAATTCTTTCTTAGGCATTAAAACGATACATTTAACCCCTAAAGCGCCTGCCAAATGAGCAGTTGCGGTGTCTACTGTGATAACGCCTTTCATAGCTTTAATGTGACTAGCTGTCTTAGCCCAGTCTTTTTGCCAACCGTCAGTAGGAAGCGGACTCCAGAACCGATCTTCCTCGGGATTTAGCGAATAAGCATCATCTCCGATCAGACTTAGCATCTTTTCTGGGTTCATTGTGCGTACATAATGAAGTAATCCTTTAGATGTAGCCCAATTGACTCCAATCTTGCTAGGAATATTGCTCGGAATGGCATCTAAATAGCCCTCAGAGCCGACTATTTTCTTTAAAGATATGGGGAACAGGGCTTTAGCATAAGAAGGCGCTAAAGAGATGTAATAAGGCAGGGAAATCATGCCAATCCAGTAGTCGGTTTCTATAGCAGGGCCTTCTTCTGGCATATTTGTGACTACATCTACACATTCCATCTGCCCAAGCAAGTAATGAAGCGATCCATGCTGTAGCAATACGACCTTTTTAGCCCCTAAAACCTTTAAAAA